GGTAATTCTGGCCCTGATTTTTTTCTAGCGACAGAAATAATATTAAGGGTCAATGCCAAGAAGGGTATGTTGGATGGCTAGTCTTGATGATTGCGCAAAGCACCTAGCAATTGATAAATCCGTACTTTCAAGGCTAGTAAAGCATGATGTGATTGATAGACAAGATCGTGGAAAGTATGACGTTGACGCGGTGAGATTACAATATCTAAGGCATATCAGAAATATTGCTGGAAATAACAACAACAATCTTGAACTTGGAGCAGAAAGAGCAAGATTAGCAAAAGAGCAAGCTGACGCTAAGGAAATGGAAAACGCAATAGAGCGTGGTGATTTGGTCTACATTGAACATATTGTCAAACAGTTTGAAAGTCAGCTTGGAAAGTGTAAGACGAAATTACTAGCGGCTCCTACTAAGGTCGCTGCTGAAGCTCATGCGGCGGCATCTGTAAAAGAAGTACAAGAGATAATAGAAAGCGCAGTTTTAGAGGCTTTAAGTGAACTGGTCGGATACAATAAAGAAGCGTCAAGCGGCGAAACTGAAACGGCAGCTTGAAGCTACGTTACGGACAGTGATGGCTCCACCGCCTAAACTGAGTATTTCTCAATGGGCTGATAATTATAGACAGCTTTCTTCTGAAAGTTCTGCCGAAGCTGGTAAGTGGTCAACACGGAGAGCAGAATATCAACGAGGCATGATGGATGCTGTAAGTGATCCTAATGTTGAAACTGTTGTGCTTATGACTGCCGCACAAATAGGCAAGACTGAGTTGATTAACAATGTTGTCGGTTTTCACATACATCAAGACCCTGCGCCTATGCTGGTTGTTCAGCCAACCTTGGAAATGGCGCAAACTTGGAGTAAAGACAGACTTGCTCCTGCAATTAGAGACACGCCAGTTTTGTCGTCTAAGATAGCAAACCCCAGAAGCAGAGATAGCGGTAATACAACTTTGCACAAGGTTTTTGCGGGTGGTCACGTTACTGCTTGCGGTGCGAATAGCCCTTCTTCTCTAGCCTCTAGGCCATGTCGGATTATTCTTTGTGATGAAATTGACAGATACCCAATATCTGCTGGGACGGAAGGCGACCCTGTTGCATTGGCAAGAAAACGGTCCGCTACTTTTTGGAACCGTAAGATTATTATGGTTAGCACACCAACTGAAAAAGGTGCATCCAGAATAGAACGTGCGTTTGAGCATAGCGATCAACGAAAGTATTTTGTGCCATGTCCTGATTGTGGTGAGCGTCAAAATTTGAAGTGGTCAAATGTCCAATGGACAGATGGGAAAGCTTCAACGGCAGAATACTGTTGTGAACATTGTGGCAGTTTGTGGGGCGATGCAAAAAGGTTTCAAGCAATCCGATATGGTCAATGGAAAGCTACGGCTGAAGGTGATGGCAAAACAGCAGGGTTTCATCTCTCAGCATTATATTCACCTTGGACGCCACTAGAAGATATTGTCACTGATTTCTTACAATCAAAGCGTGATCCTATGCGCCTTAAAGCTTGGGTGAATACTACTCTTGGCGAATGCTATGAAGAGGAAGGTGAGCGGATAGATGAATACGATTTATTTGAGCGGAAAGAATATTATGAAGATAATGTGCCAGAGGGCGTTTTAGTTTTATGTGCTGGCGTTGACGTACAGGATGATCGACTTGCTTATGAGGTGCTTGGTGTTGGCAAGGGTGAAGAAACTTGGTCGATTGCCTATGATGAAATTTATGGCGATCCATCAAGTGCGGAGCTTTGGTCTTTGCTTGATGAGGTTTTGGGTCAGACATTTGTGCATCCTAAGCGTGGTGAAATGACAATCAGAACAAGCTGCATTGACAGTGGGGGACATTACACCCAGCAAGTTTATAACTATGTAAAAAAACGCACAGGCAAGCGGGTTTTCGCTATTAAAGGTGTTGGTGGAGAAGGCAAGCCGATCATTGGCAAGCCATCAAGGAACAATATCGGTCGGATAAATCTTTTTCCTGTTGGTACAGACACGACCAAAGAGCTTATATTTGCTAGGCTAAAAATCACTGAGGAGGGAGCGGGATATTGTCATTTCCCAATAGAGCGGAGTGAGGAATATTTCAGAATGTTGACATCGGAAAAGAAGGTCACACGATATTTCAAGGGCCGCCCAAGACGTGAGTGGGTCAAAGTGAGGCAGCGCAATGAGGCGCTTGATTGTAGAGTATATGCACTAGCTGCACTTCAATTAATGGGTCTAAATCTTGATAATCTTGCTAAACAGGCGCAAAATATGATATCATCACAACGAAACCCACCAAAGCGGCGTGGTAATATAGCGCGTCATAACAATTTTGTTCTGGGATATAAATAATGGCTAACTTGTTTGAAGCCGCCAATGCACCGACAGAAGTACCGAAAGAAATAGTTGTTGGTGACTTTGTGTTGTTCAAAAATACGACACTTGGCACAGATTACGATAACTCAACTCATACGCTCAGGTTTGTTGCGAAATCCCTGAACTCGACAAATACAGAAATCTCCGCAACGGCAAGCGCAAGTGATGATGATTATCTTTTTACGCTGGGCGTAAACACCACTCAAACCTACACGCCTGGCATTTATCGTTACCAGCTTGAAATGCTGCGAAACAGTGACAGCGCTCGTAGAGTTGTTGAAACTGGTGAGCTTAAAATTATAGGCGATCTTGATGAGATTGCTGACCCACGAAGCCACGCAGAATTAATGCTAGATAAGATCGAAGCGGTGATGGAAAACAGAGCAGACGGTGATCTTAGTTCCTATTCTATTGCAGGTCGATCAATCACAAAGATGTCGCCAGAAGAACTGAGAGCGCATCGTGATTATTATCGGAGTGAAGCAAAAACAGAGCAGCGAAAGCGTGACATCAAGAATGGGCGCAAAACCTCCTCCAGTCCTCTTATGAGGTTTATCTAATGGGTTTATTCGATATTTTTAGGCGCGATCAAGTGACATCAACAGTAACACCTGTGCGGAGACGGAGGCGCAGAAGTTACGCGGGTGCAAATCAAGGCAGATTATTTGCCGATTTTGTCGGTTCTAGCTTCTCAGCAGATAGCGAATTAAAGTTAGACTTACCTATTTTAAGAAATAGAAGTAGGGAGCTTGCTAGAGATAACGAATACGCAAAGCGGTTTCTAAATCTCATCCGTACAAATGTTGTTGGCGAAAAAGGTTTTACTGTACAAGTAAGAGCCACTAACTCCGACGGTGGTTTGGATGCTGCTGGTAATGCTATTTTAGAAAATGCGTTTAAGGTTTGGGGAAGGTGTGGCAATCCCGAAGTGACAGGGCGTATGTCGTGGCTAGACTGTCAAAGATTTGTTGCTGAAACGCTTGCCAGAGATGGCGAGGTTTTTGTAAAGTATATGACCGGAAACTTTAGAGATGGCTTTAATATTCAGTTTCTTGAAGCTGATTTAATTGACCACGATAAAAACGGACGTGCCGACAATGGCAATGAAATTCGTATGGGCGTTGAAGTCGATCAATACCAGAAACCAGTGGCTTATTATGTTTTGACTAGTCATCCAAATGACAGTTTTAACTTCACAAATAGAAGCTCAAGGAAACATCAACGCATATTAGCAAATGAAATGCTGCATTTGTTTATTTCACAACGCACATTTCAGACGCGCGGCGAACCTTTTATGGCTCCTGCTATTGCATCCCTAAAAATGCTGCATGGATATCGAGAGGCTGAGTTGATTGCAGCTAGAGCGGCGGCCGCAAAGTTTGGTATCATTACAACGCCAGACGGTGATGAATTTGCTGGTGATAGTATGACTGAAGATGATGTACCAGTAATTGATATGGCTCCGGCGTCCGTTTATCAGTTACCTTCTGGACATGACTTTAAAATGATAGACCCAGCGCACCCAACATCAGCCTTTGCGGATTTTGAGGAAGCGGTTTTGCGCGGTATAGCGTCGGGCCTTAACGTGAGTTACACCAGCCTATCGAACGATTTGAAGGGTGTTTCTTATTCTTCTATTAGGCAGGGAACGATTGAAGAGCGAGATCACTATAAAACTTTGCAATCTTTCATCATACAGCATTTTTGCGAACCTGTTTTTAGAACTTGGCTAAAATCTGCCCTTTCATTTGGTGATATCCCTATTCCAATCACAAAACTAGATAAGTTTTCTGACAATCTACACTTCAGAGGGCGCGGTTTTGCTTGGGTTGATCCACAAAGAGAGATTAACGCTCATGTCACAGCGCTTTCTAACGGAATAGTAAGTATGAACGACATCGCGGCGAACTATGGGCGCGACGTTGAAGAGCTGTTTAGTCAAATTCGATCTGATAAAGAGATGGCTGAAAGATACGGACTATCTATGGCTTTTGAACCATTTGGCATGAAGTCACCAGCAGAACCAGAGGTCTCAGATGGCGACATATAAACCAACAGCAGGAATGAAAGCCGAAGCGGAGCGTGGTTTAGAATGGCGGCGAGAGTTTGGGCGTGGTGGCACTGCTGTTGGCATTGCTAGAGCTAGAGACATTGTGAACGATAAAGAGCTTTCTGAGGATACGGTAAAGCGTATGTTTTCTTTTTTCAGTCGCCATGAAGTTGATAAGAAAGCAGAAGGTTTTGAAGTTGGCGAGGATGGTTATCCATCTAACGGACGTATTGCATGGTCTTTGTGGGGCGGTGACGCTGGTTTTAGATGGTCAAAAACTATTAGAGATAGATTAGAAAAAGAAGAGCGTGGTTTAAGAGCTATAACTGGAGCGGTGCGTAAGGGTTTACAGAAAAAAGCCGACGATCATAATAAAAAAGTAGGAAATGTAGCTAGTAAACGCACTAACCTTAGAACTTTATCGGCGGTATTTAATCGCGGTGTAGGCGCATACAAGACCAACCCTCAGAGCGTAAGACCAAGCGTCAAGAGTCCAGAGCAATGGGCATTTGCAAGGGTAAACTCATATTTGTATGCTCTCCGCAATGGAAAGTTCCGTAGTGGAAAGCACGATACTGACCTTTTACCAAAGGGCCACCCAATGTCATCTAAGAGAGGTGAAGATATGACAGACGATCTATTTGAAGGAATGGAGGAGCGTCACATTGTGGACATCCAAGAAACAGATGACACTTATGTGATTACGTATGCTAAAATCCATGATGAAGAAGAAGAGCAAGAAGAACGCTTTAACCGCGAAGATATGTCTGTGCGTGGTCATTATATGGATGACGATAAGTCTATTGATGAGAAGAACAGACGTGTAATGGTGGGCGTATCTTCTGAAGAACCTGTTGAGAGAGATTTTGGACTTGAAGTCATGGATCACTCGCCCGACAGCATGGATTTAAGATTTTTGAATAGTGGGAGAGCGCCTTTGCTTTTAGATCACGATATGACTAAGCAGATAGGCGTTGTCGAAGGAGTTGAACTTGATGAGAATGCACGGCGTCTACGTGCAAAAGTGCGGTTTGGAAAAAGTGCGCTTGCCTCGGAAGTGTTCAATGATGTGACTGATGGCATCAGAGCAAACATCAGTGTAGGCTATCGGATTGATGGTCGAATTGAACGTGATGACGATCCAGAAAACTACTACAGGATCAGAACCACACCAATGGAAGTTTCGATAGTTTCAGTGCCAGCAGATAGGTCAAATCTTGTTGGTGTTGGGCGATCAGTTCCAGCAGAACCTAAACCCTCAACATCAAAAGGAGATGTTAAAATGACAGATGAAGTCAAAACAGACATCAATCTTGATGCGGTAAAAGCTGAAGCAGTTCGTGCCGCACGTAAGAATGATGCCGAAATCTTGGCACTTGGGGCCAAGCACAACAAGCGCGACCTTGCAAACGAAGCAATCGCTAAGGGAACATCAGTTGATGAGTTTCGTGGTGAACTTCTTAACGCTATTACAGACAAGCCGTTAGATGTTTCTCCATCAGCAATTGACGTACCAGTGAAAGAGAAGCGTGAATATTCTCTTGGTCGTATGGTTCAAGCTCAAATCACACAAAATTGGAGAAATGCTGGTTACGAGCGCGAACTCAATGATGAGATTGCGCACCGTATCGGGCGTGAAGCTGAAGGGGTCTATGTGCCAGATTTTGCATGGGGTCAACGAGCGCCACTTGCAACAGCAGCTACAGGCGGGTCAAGTTCCGAAGTTGTTTTTGATGATTTTGTTCCAACGGTACATAGAGCGGATATGTTCATTGAAGCTCTTCGTGCGCGTAGCGTTCTTGGTGAATTGGGCGCAACATATATGACGGGTCTAACAAATCGGATAAAGATGCCAAAGTTAGCAACAGGCGCAAGTGCCGCATTTGTTGAAGAATTGGCTGATGTTTCGGATGGATCGCCTACAGATGGCGGCGTGACGCTGCAACCCCGTACTATGGGTGCATCTCAAACAATGTCACGTCTTTTGATGCTTGAAAGCGTTCCTGCGATTGAGCAAATTATCCGCAATGATCTATTGGCATCTGCTGCTGATCGTATGGAGTTTCATGCAATTCAAGGAAGTGGGTCATCAGGCCAGCCAACAGGTATCTTAAACACATCAGGTGTAAATGATTTAGATATCTCTTCTGGTACAGATCGTGCAGCGTTGACATGGGATGACGTAGTTGATCTAACGAAATTAGTTGAAGAGGACAACGGAATTCGCGATCAAAATGCTGCTGGCTTTTTGTCACATCCAGCAGTCAAAGCTGCAATGGCGACAACAGCAAGAGTTGCTTCAACTGACAGCGTGATGATACTTAACGATCCTTGGAATAACCTATATGGGTATCCTGCGGCGTTTACATCTAACGTGCCAACAAACCTAAATCCGGGCGATGGCGGGACAGATGCATCTGCGCTTATCTTTGGTGACTTCTCACAATTAATAATTGCACAGTTTGGAGCGCCATCTATACTTGTTGATCCATTTACTGGATCATCAGCAGGTACAGTCAAAATGGTACTGCACACTGAATTGGATGTCGGCGTACGTCATGCGGTTAGCTTCGCAATCACAAATGAAGTTGATCCTTCATAATTAAGCTTAACAGAGGGGGCAGAAATGCCCTCTCTATCCTCAAGAGGTAAACCATGAAAGTAAAGATATTAAAAAAATGCACAATTGGCATGGGCGGCAATATGCATCAAGGCGAAGAGCATGACATACCAGACCGCATTGCTGAGAAGCTAATTAAACGTGGTTTTGCTAAGAAAGCGACAAAGCCAAAAACACCAAAAAAAACAGATCGCGCTGTTAAGAAAGTATCAACGCCAGAGGATGAATAATGTCTATACCGTTTGATGCTGATTTAACAATTATGCTGTCACCTGATGAGCATGGCGTCAATGTTACCTTCGAAGGGGCTACAATAAAGGGTATATTCGATAATGAAACTGTGCCAGTTGATGCGGGTGGTATTGTGCCAGTACATGAAGAACAGCCAAGATTGACCTGTAGAACCACGGATGTGTCATCTATCGCATTCGGTAATACAATGATTATAAATTCAATCAATTACAAAGTAAGAGCGTTTATCCATGATGGCACTGGTGTCACGGACGTACAATTGGAGAAACAATAGTGGCGCACGTTAGAAAGTCGATCAGAGACAGATTTATTTCTACGCTTTCATCAAGCGTAAGTCTTGTCAGCAGTCGAGTATTTGGCACAAGAGTTTATCCAATAACTGATGCAAGCCTTCCTGCTATCACGGTTTATACAGGTTCGGAGGCGTCAAGTCGTCAAAATATGGGCGTCACGGATATTACGAGAGAATTAAGTGTTGAGGTTGATTGTTACGTTAAGGCAACCGATACTTTTGATGATGATGTGGATGGAATATGCGTCCAAGTCGAAGAAGCAATTGCTGGGGATTTCACCATCAACAGCCTTGCAAAAGGAGCAACATTGATAAGCACAGAGATGAATTTTTCTGGTGATGCGGAGCAACCCATAGGGATTGCAAAGCTGACATTCAATGTAAGATATGTTACATCTATGGCAGATGTAGAGACAGCCAAGTAAAAAAGGAGTTTTTTTATGGCTACTTATTTCGGATCAGATGGTGACTGCAAGGTGATAACCAGTGGCGGCACACCGGCCTCAGTAGGCGAGCTTTTAAGCTGGTCACTTACTATGACGTCAGACACAGTTGACAGTACAACGATGGGATCAACAAACAGGACGTATAAGGCGGGTCTTGCTACAGGTACAGCAAGCATAAGCGCATTCTTAGACCCTGACAGTGCTTCACAAATTGACCTTCTTCAGCGAGATAGTGTTGATGCTGAATTTTACTCAGAAGGCACAGCAAGCGGTGATGTAAAGCTGTCAGGTACTTTCATTGTTACGTCTGTAGCAAAGGGTGCAACGCATGACGGCCTAGCTACACTAGAGGCTGAATTGCAACTTACTGGTGCGCTGACTATCGGTACTGTCTAATGTCTTTGGCTGATGATTTTTTTGCTAGTAGACCCGAAAAAGAATTGAGATCAGTAGATATAGAGCGTGAAGATGGTAAGGTTTTCACGTTTTATTTCGAGCCACTTACTTTTCGTGATCTAAGTAAATTGCAAAAGAAACATCCAAATTTCTTAAATGAGCAAACTGCTGATGGTATGATTGATCTTGTCATAATGAAGGCACTTGATGCTTCAGGCAACAAGGCTTTCGATCATGGTCATAAATTCAAGCTAATGGGTGAGCAATTTGAAGTCATTCCTAAGATGTTTGGTGCAATCTTTGATAGTGCCTCAGAAGAGGAACAGGAAAAAAACTAAGAAGCGATCCGTTTAGATACAATCTGATTTCTCTAGCAGAGCATTTAGGCAAAACCATATCTGAAATAGATCAGATTAGCCTTTCAGAGTATAATGAATGGGTCGCTTATTTTAAAATAAAGCAGGAGCGCGAAAAAGATGGCAGTTGAAAAGCTCACGTTTGAGATGAATGCTGTTGGTAATGCAGTTCCTCAAATGAAAGCAGTGCAAGATCAACTTGGCAAGGTTAATAGTCAGGTGGCAAAATCTAACGTTGCCTTTAAACAATACGCAAACACCAATAGAGCATTAACGAGAACATCAGGAAATCTTACCCGCAATCTGGGCATGGCTTCTTTGCAGTTTCAAGATATTGCTGTGCAAGCCTCTATGGGGACTGATGCGCTTAGAATAATGACGATGCAAGGTCCACAACTTGCCTCTGTTTTTGGCCCCAAAGGTATGATTATTGGTGCGCTTGTTGCTGCAGGCGGTGCGCTTGCGATGGTTGCAAGCAAGACTAGAGAAACAACGTTTGATTTCAAAAGATTTGGTGCAGATATGAAAGTTGCTTTTGCACCTTTTCTAGAATTTGTGCGACCAGCGATTGATCTTGTTAAAAGAGGTTTTGAATTGCTAAAAAAAGGTGCAATGGTTGCAATTAATGGCCTTGTAAATGGAATAAATTATTTCGCAACTATTATAAGTAACATTCCGGCTATCATTGAAGAAAGCTTCGACAAAATGGGTGCTCGGGTGGATCATTTTAAACTTAGGTTTGAAATGATGACCTTGATCGTAAAACAGAAATTTTTTGAGATGTTGCAAGGCATTGTTGCTAGATTTTCTAAGTCAATGCAATTTTTAAGTACTGAACTAAAGAAATTTGGAATTGACTTCCCTGATGATATTGGAAAAGGCGCTTTAGATAATTTTAGTAAAAGTTTAGAGGATATAGATTATCGTTTGAAAACAATTCCTCTTGATATGTTCATAGAGCGGATGACGTTTGAAGCACCCAACAAATCTATTAAAACAATGAAAGAAGAATTGAGTAATTTACAGAAAATTGATCTTTTCTCTTACTTTAAAAAAGTCGGTAAAACTGGTGAAGATGCTTTAGATAAAATCAAAACTAAGACTGAAACAATCTCTGATATGATTGGTAAAAAATTTGGAGATGCTTTTATGTCCTTGGCAGATGGTACAAAATCTGCAAAAGATGCGTTTCGACTGATGGCGCGTGATATTATTGGAGAGCTTTTTAGAATATTTGTAGTTAAAAAAATTACAGGTTTTATTTCTGGGACTATATCTCAATCATTTCCGTCATTTGGTAATATTGAAACAAGGGGAATGGGTGGCCCTGTTTCTGCTGGCAGACCTTACATGGTTGGAGAAGCTGGGCCGGAGCTTATTATACCTAATAGAAGCGGAAATGTGATACCAAATAATAAACTTGGCGGCGACACAGTAGTTGTGAACCAAAGCATTAATGTCACTACAGGAGTTCAGCAAACAGTCAGGGCAGAGATTTTAGGCTTGATGCCACAAATACAGGAAGCATCAAAAGCGGCTGTGCTGGACGCTAAGCGACGCGGTGGATCATTTGCAGGAGCTTTTTAATGGCTATCACTTATCCATTAACATTGCCAACACACACGGGGTTGATGAATATTACCTTACGCGCTGTAAACCAGACTGCGCTGACAAGTTCGCCATTTAGTTACAGACAGCAAATCCATAACCATAGCGGTCAAAGATGGGAGTGTGAAATACAGCTGCCGCCAATGATTAGGTCCGACGCTGAAATATGGCTTGGTTTTCTTCTCAGTTTAAACGGTATGGCTGGTTCTTTTTTATTAGGTGATCCGCTTGGGGCAACTGCTTCTGGAAATCTGGGTGGGACGCCATTAGTTAACGGTGCAAATCAAACAGGTGCTTCATTAAGTATAGATGGGTGCAGTAATAACATTACAAACTGGTTGAAAGCGGGTGATTACATCCAGCTTGGCGGTGGGGCGAGCGCAACGCTGCATAAGGTTTTAACGGACGTTAATACCAACGGAAGCGGTCAGGCTACATTAGACCTGTGGCCTTCTGTTAGAGTTGCGCCAAGTGACAATGCAACGGTCACAACGTCAAGCCCTGTAGGTCGCTTTCGTTTAAATAGTGGGGAGCAAGACTGGAATATAAATAGTGCGTCTTTTTATGGCATCACCTTCGCCGCAATTGAGGTTGTTCCATGACACGCTCTTTAGACACGGTTGCAGGTGTTCTTGAGCTTGATGAAATATTTCCATTTTTTTCGATTGAGCTAATGTTTGATGAGCGTAAAACGGAGTTTGGAAGCAGCAATATTCAAGTTGGGCCTTTGTACTTATGGACAGGCTTAGGGGATTTAACAGTTGGTGATATTACGTATAGCGGCACAGGTAATATGCTTCAAATCTCACAAGTAACAGAGACAGCAGATTTAAGGGCTTCTGGCGCAACAATTACTTTGTCAGGCATCCCCCAAGAAACAATAGCTTTAGCGCTCAAGGAGCCTTATCAGGGGCGTGAATGCAGGATAAAATTTGGTATACTTGATGCTAACAAAAATAAAACACTTAATGAAGATGGTACTGCGATTTTATTAGAAGACACATCAGATCTTGATAATACATTAGGGGAGCCAAGTTTACTGATTAATTTATTCACTGGTTATATGGATCAAATGGACATCCTTGAAGATCCTGATGCAGCTACGATAGCCCTTAAAGTTGAAAGCAAGTTGATTGACCTGCAAACACGTAAAACAAGAAGATACTCATCAGAGTATCAAAAGCTATTTTTCCCTAATGACAAGGCGTTCGACTACCTCAATGACCTTCAAACAACTGTGCTGAAGTGGGGTGGTGAATGACCTTCAATGACTACATTGAGCAAAGTCGGTTTAGACCATTTTCATGGGGTGACCACGATTGCATCACGTTTGCAAATAAGGCTTGTGCCTTGCAAAGAGGCGAGGGTTTTGCTGATGAATTTCTTGGGGAATACAATACAGCAAAAGGAGCGCTTGTTACCTATCGAAGATGGTTGAGATCCACAAAGCATAAAGATTTGGTTAGTGCCGTAGACAGTAGATTGACAAGGCTTAACACAACTTTGCCACCCATTGGCTCGATTGTTGCAGAACCCTATAATGAAAAAGAAGGAATTTTGCCAATTGTCTTTGGTGTTTGCATTGGACGCGTCGTTTGTTTTGTTGGTACTAGCAAACTTTCCATAGATCCTGTGGCTCCTGACATGATGTTTTGGGGTGTGACAAATGGCTAAGAAAGAGGACAGGCAGCGACTTTTTGGAGCTATAGTTACAGCCGGACTTGCAACAATTACAGGCGGTGCTACTCTTGCTGCTGGCTTTGCCACCCTAAAAGGTGCGTTTGCGAGCGCACAGGCATTTGCATTATTTGCTGGCAAAGTTGCGCTTGGTTATGCATATTCAGCGTTATCACAGCCAAAATTTGACAATCAAATAAGATCATATGAAGTAAACCAGTTAGGCGCTGCCTTGCCAACCGCTCAAATTTATGGAGAAACAAAAGTTGGCGGTGTAATTTTCTATCAAGAAACAACTGATGGAAATGATAAACTACACAGAATGATTGCTTTTGCCGATCATGAAATTCAGTCGTATGAAGAGATCTATATTGATGAGTTTGAGATTACAAAAAATGGTAGTGGTGTTGTTACTTCTGCGGTCGATCAAGTGGGCGAAACCGTATCAAGATTTAATAGCGCTTGTACAATCTTAGAAAAGCTAGGCACAGATGATCAAGCGTTTAGCCCGATAAATGGAAGCACAACTTGGAATGAAAGTCATACGGCGTCAGGCATAGCGTATCTTCATTGTACTTTTGAGTTTGACCCAGACGCTTATCCAAACGGTGCCCCCAATATTACGGCAGTTATTAAGGGTAAAAAACTGTTTGATCCAAGAACATCTGCAACAGCTTATAGCAATAATTCCGCTCTTGTTTTAAGAGATTATTTGATTTCATCGGGTATAGCTGACGCTGATGAAATTGATGACACATTATTTTCTGCGGCTGCAAACATTTGTGATGAGGATGTTACTCTTGCGGGTGGTGGGACAGAAAAGCGTTACACTTGCAACGGCTCTTTTACAACAGACGTTGATCCTCAGAAGGTCATAGGAAGTATCGTTGATACGATGGGGGGCATGGTATGGTACAGCCAAGGCAAATGGCAATGTAAAGCTGCTAAATATACAACTCCAGTTCTGGCACTGACAGAAGATGATTTTCGCTCTGGTCTTTCTATAAGTACACGTAACAGTAGAAAGGATGGTTTTAACAAAATTATTGGCTTACATCGTGGCGCAGAAACCAACTGGCAACTTGCGAACTTTCCTAGCTTTTCAAGTTCAGTATTTCTTAACGTCGATAACAATGAAGAAAGCATTCTTGAGATGCAATTGCCGTTTGTTGCGTCAAGCGCCACGGCTCAAAGGATTGCAAAATTAGCGCTTTACAGAAACAGAGAGCAGCTACAGATTTCTGGGTCTTTTGGTATGCGCTGCTTAAATCTTACAGTTGGCGATTTAGTTACCATTACTTATGACAGGTTAGGTTTTGCCGCTAAGAACTTTGAGGTAGTAGAATGGAGCTTTGGCTTGGCGTCGGACATGACGCTGCAAGTAAATATGAGCTTACAAGAAATCAGCGAAGGCGTTTTTGCATGGAACGAAGTGATAGACGAAACAAGCTTCGAAAGCAATAATACAACCTTGGTTTCGCCATTTTCTGTTCCTGATATTGGGATTACCCATGAGGTTGCAGAAGTTCAGTATAATGAAAAAATAAGTACAACGCTATTTGTGACAGTTTCTTCGCCACATCCTGCCCAGATTGACACGGTGGAAGTGCAACTTCTGAGAACGACAAAAGGTGAAGCAGACGTCAATTTTATGGCAATTGTAATTTCTTTGCTAAGAATAATCGTTGGTACAGCAAGCTCTAGTGAAACCCGTTTATTACAGACAGATCCTTCGCAACAATTCTTAGGAAATGTTGCTGATCTTGGCACACAAAATGTTGCGATTGACGATGTAATCTGTCTCTTAAATCGGTCTGTTGGGTTATCAAATACCACAGCGCAAGACAATTATATTGATAATACCTTAGTTGCTACGATGGTAGCCGATCCTGACAAGTACGATCAATATGTGCGAGTTCAAGCATATCAACAAGACTTTGTGGCTGTTAATAAAGGTCAGCTAGGATTGTTTGAATTTAAGGATATTGAAGAAGGTGAATATACTGTAAGAGCGAGAGCTATAAACGCGCATGGAACTAAAGGACCATTTGTGACACGATGACTATAAAAATAGCAAGATCTAGACGCCTGGCAGGAGATGTACAAGCCTTTAACTATGAGGTCAACGGCACATCTACGCATTTGGAATGGCAACCAATAACTGATCCAAATCTCAGTTACTATGAGATCAGACATTCCACCTCTACGGCTGTGAGTTCTGATGAACCAACAGCGCGATATAGTGATGCGACTACGGCTGTGGAGAAAGTACCACGACCTGCCAATTCCGTAAATGTTCCTGCACGGGCTGGCACCTATATGATAAAAGCCTATTCTAAAGGTGGAAAGCCGTCGGCAGATTTTGCTTCTGTAATTGTTCCCACGGCAGATATAACGTCGTATTCTCAATCTCTCACTCAAGCTGAACACACCGCATTTAGTGGGACAAAGGTTGGATTGACCGTTGCGAGCAATAAAATCTATACAACTGATGGAAATACAGGTCTGACAAACCGCTATGATTTTAGTAATTACATTCAAACGCATGATAGCACGGTAAGACTTGTGAATGTGCGGATTGATGCAACGTTAGAACGTAAAGACTTAACTAATGGTTTTGTCGATGCTCTGCCTCAGTTGTTTGATGATTTGCCTACAGGCATAGTTTACTCAAGCAGCTTCAATAGAAATGACAGCACCAACACAGGCTTTGATAGTGTTCATCTAAGGACAAATCATGGCGACTGTAATTTAATTTATCAAGTAAGCATGACTGATGATGACCCTGCCGGTTCACCTACATGGTCAGACTTCAAACAATTTCGTGCAGGTCAGTTTAGTGGACGCGCTTTTAGATTTCGTGTATTCTTAAGATCAAGCACAAGCGGGTTTAGCCCAGAGGTGAGCGCACTTACTGCATTTGTGGAGTATAATACCTGATGTCACAACATGATATGGACATAGCAAATCAAGCGGCTGCTGATCTTAGAGCAGATTTAAACAACGCACTGCAAGCTTTAGCCTCAACGAATAGTGGCACGGCTGCACCAACAACGACTTACGCAAATCAAATCTGGTACGAAACGGATACAGGCAAGCTGTACATCCGAAATGAAGCCAATTCATCAAATATAACGATTGCTTTGATGGATCAGTCTGCAACAGCATTTAAGTTGTTTGAGGATGTTCACATCGTTACTGGCGATGAAAGCTCAACCATTACACAGAAGGGTCAATTAAAGGGCGCAACATCTTCAGAGCTTACCACTGGCACAGACACAAAATATTATTTGATTTCTCCAGCTAATTTTAAGACTGCCGTAAATAGCTTGATTTCCACTACAGGGGTCGGAACTAGTCAAACATGGCAAGACATGTCAAGCAGTCGATCCGTAAGTACAGCGTTTCAAAACACTACTGGAAAACCGATTATGGTAAACGTTGACACCGATGCAGATGTCACTCTACAGCTATCGGCTGACAACTCCACATATATATCGGTTGGGACGACTTTGAACGGTGTTTCAGCAATTGTTCCAAACAATCATTACTACAAGGTCAACGGCTCTGCAACGATAGGCTACTGGGCAGAATTGAGGTAAGTCATGGCTGATAAAAAAATATCGGAACTAGATAGTCAGACAGGCGCACAAACGGCTGATGATGACGTCTTTGTCATTGCTGACGTTAGTGCCAATGTAACCAAAAAGATCACTCTCAGCGAGCTAGATAACGCTCTAGCAGCAAGGGATTTCAACTTTGGTGATAATACAAAACTTCTTATGGGCGATAGCAATGACTTAGAGATATTTCATAACGCCTCTGACAGTATAATCAACGACGCGGGAACAGGCAGTCTAAAACTACAAACAGGGGGCAGCACCAAGCTAGAGGTTACGAGCGGCGGTGTGACTGTCACAGGCTCTGTTACGGGTAGTCTTACAGGGAATGCAGATACAGCAACGCAAGTTTTTGTGACTGATCCTGATCCTGACACAGACGCAAATCACTTTATTCTTGGTGTTGCATCGACGAGCAGCGGTAATAAAGCTGTT